ACTTTGCTTTCAATAATGAAATTCTTTGGGGATATGTTGGTTCGGCTTTTACATCAATCGAACAAGATAAAAAAGAACCTGATAGTGAACTAGTGGAAGAAGTCAAAAGGGAAACTCCAATCGAAACAACGAAAGAATCGGCACAGGCTTTCTTAGACTTAGCTAAAGAGCAAGGAAAAGTAATAGAAAATGATTAACTACGAAAACAAGGCAATTAACTTACACGCTGAAGTGTATGGCTGGCTATATCGTGCATTAGATGAAATGATAAAAGCTGAATGGCATAATGACGAGCTTTTCAAAGTATGGCTAAATCGTGCTGAATTTCTAGTCAGACAGTCAAAGAAATTGCACACAGCTTGCGAAAATGATTATTCTAAACGTGCATTAGTTAGAGCCTTGCAATTAAAATCAGAAATAAATAAAAAAATAACATCTAATGCTTTACAATAACAAATAATTTTGATATAATAGTATATATAGAAATAAAGGAGAACTAATAAATGGTAGTTAAATTAACGAAAGAACAAGCCGATTATCTTAAAAGTTTTAGAAATGACAAAAAATTAGCTTTCTATCATATTGGCAGGTGGGGTTTTGGTTATAATCTTAAAGACGGTAACGAAAAAGTTTACGTAGCTAATGAAGAAGTGCCGTTCACTTGCGATGAAAAAGAAAAAATGTTAAACGCTGTTATTAACGGTTATGAAGTTATTTATGAACCTAAATTTAAGTTTTATAACTTTTCTGATAGAAGCGGAGGTACTGCATTATATTATGCAGGTAAAGAAAATGAATTAAATGGAAATAAAAAATTTGCACTTGAAGTCAAAAAAGATAGTGAAGAATATAAAGCCTTGCTAACTTTAGGTTTCATTAGAGAAGAAATATGATAACATCTTTTGAAGAACTAGCTGAAAGGCGATTAATTACTCTAAATTATCACAAAAAAGATAGTCAACAGTACATCAACAGCTTAAATTACTTTGAATATGCTAGAATGTACTTCGATAAAAACGGCTTTCCTGATGATAACAGACGAGTTTATCAAAGTGGCAAGCGAAAAGGCCAAAAGGTTGGCTGGTCTGATAAAGATGAGAAACAGCAAAAAGAAGACATTAGGAATTTCATATATGGAAAGCAACTTCAAAAGTTTAAGAGCAAGAGAAAAAGCAAGTAAACATTATGTTAGAGGCGTTAGAAAGCTATCTAAAGAGCTCGAAGAGATGAACGTGATAAAGTATAGGGCCGAGCCTAATGAGTGCCTATATGGCTTGATAAGCGAATTATGGAGCTACCGTGACGAAGGTTGGATCCTACCAATGCTCAAATATAATATTGAAATTACAAGACAAGGCGACGTATTTATTATAGAAAGAGGAGAAAATGGAAACAATTAATATTAAATTTAATGAAAAACAGCTTGAGGAAGTTGTTGAAAAAGTTACTGAAGAGCTTAAAAAAACGAAACCTAACTTTTATGAGCTTTCAGATACAAAGCAGGAAGAGAAAAAGCAAAAAGCGCTGGGTACTATAAATGGAGGAAAAAATGAGCGTATTTGAAACCTTAAGTGTCATCAATGTTAATGATAAAAAGAGTAAAAAGAACAACCTTGACTATTTGAGTTGGGCGTTCGCTTGGGCTGAAGTAAAAAAAATATATCCTGAATCAACAAACAAGATTTATAAGAACAAGGACGAGTGGAATTATCACACAGACGGTCGCACAGCTTGGGTTGAGGTCGGTGTAACTATTGAGGGCTTAGAACACCTTGAAAATTTACCAGTGATGGACTATCGTAACCAGTCAATTCCGCTTGAAAAAATTACTTCAATGGACGTGAATAAAGCAATTCAACGCTGTTTAGTAAAAGCAATCGCAAGGCACGGTTTAGGTTTATATATCTATATGAATGAAGACCTACCTGACTTGACAGAAGAACAGAAAGAACTTGAAGCAGAAAAGCAACGACTTAGAGAGATCCAGCCACTTATCAAACGAGCTGAACAGCTAGGATATCAAAATATTGACAGCTTGAAAAATAAGACTAAAAAAGAAATTACCGATATCATGACGATTTGGTTAGCACAGCAAGAAGCAGAAAAAGGGGAATAATTAAATGGCAATCATTACAGTTACAGCACAAGCGAACGAAAAAAATACACGAACAGTAAGCACAGCAAAAGGCGATAAGAAAATCATTTCAGTACCATTGTTTGAAAAAGAAAAGGGATCTAGCGTAAAAGTTGCGTACGGTTCAGCTTTCTTACCTGACTTCATTCAATTAGGCGACACAGTAACGGTCAGCGGTCGTGTACAAGCTAAAGAATCAGGCGAATACGTAAATTATAACTTTGTTTTTCCTACTGTTGAAAAAGTATTTATCTCTAATGATAATGGAAAGCAAGCACAAGCTAAACAGGACTTATTTGGTGGTTCTGAACTAATTGAAGTTAATACGGAAGATTTACCCTTCTAATGGAAAGTTGGTTTTATGTACACAGCAGAAGAGAGAGAGCAAATTATCGACATCGTGGATAAGATGAGCTTACTAA